TTTCAATCCCATTTAACGTCCGATGGACGGATTAGTTACCGCTTTGCTCTATAGCAATCAACTTTTGTCGACCTTGCTGACACGGCATCCGTATACCAAAGTTCGATCCACTCAGGATCATCATGTTTCCGTGTAGCTTCGAGTGTGCCGATTCCCGCTTTTCCTCTGTATATAAACAAGCGAAACTCGCTAACATCAATCGGCAAAGTTACGTGTTTCTCAATCACGTTCGTCATAATCCTTATCCCCTTTCAACGTTGCGGAATGCCGCTGTAATTGCTCGCTGACTGAATCCAATCGCGTGGAGCTGGTTGCGCAGTTCTGCCAGTTGCTCATCTTCAACCGACTTGAGGTAATCCGCGTCCGAGTCCGATTCGATTCCCCATAATCCACCAGATGTAATGGTTTGAAGTGGGCCAGTAAAAGGATTCATTCCTGGAGCATGAGACGGCGCAAGTGCTATTTCTGCGTCGGCGCGGATGCCGATATATTCCGTGCGATTACTTCCTTGACCTTCGTTATCGTATCGTGCGATGTCATCAACTATCCGTTTAAGTGTTACCTTGTGAATCCGTTTCATGTTCTTAGTCATGACCGTTTAATTCCTCTCTGCGCGTAAGGTGCGCGCTACCGTGTACGTACAAGCCAATCAATGAACGATTCACCGCCTAAGACAGGTGGGTAGAGTACGTCGTCTACATCCTCGATCAACTGTTCAATCGTGTCGCCTGTGTGGGTGTCATCCATAACTAGTTCAACCATCTCACTTGTTGGCCAGTTCTGATCTGCTCTGTTGAGTGCCATTTTACTTTGCTCCTGTGTGCGAGTCAACTATATTGTGCACGCTATTCATATTGCACACGGTATGCCAATCGGACAGACTGTTTATTTAAAGGACTTGCGCGATGCGCGCCCGGTCAAAAGTCGCAATATGTCAGTGATTGTCACTAATTGATGACATATTGTGGCATAATATAAGTCATTTAGAATCATATATTTAGCTGTAAGTGATTGATAACAAAGGACTTAGCATTTATCGTATTATTGTGTATAATGCGATTTTGGCTGTTGATTCTAAACGACTTACGCGGCGGGTCTAACATCTCATACCCCCGCGCAGACCTGGCTGACCGGCCGGCCGCGACTGTGCCGGCAGCGCAGTAGCCGTTATCACCTAAGTTGTTTAGAATCAGTAACAAAGAATTACTTTCCAGCGCCTATAAAGAGGCCGGGTAGAGCCCCCAACGCGCCCCGGTCGCTATGCCGGGCCAGGCTGAAAAACAAGGCCCTGCGCTTGACGGCGTTTTGACGTTGTTAGTCACACGTTTCCTCCTAACGACCTGACAGACTGTCATGCTCTACGAAAAACCGTCCTTCACGCTACCGGTAAGCAACCGTCCAATGACCCAGACGGAGTGGGAGATCAAGGTGGGCCTGCGCGATATGAACGGACTGCTGGTCCAACCCAAGAATGGCAACCCTCGAAGACGTAAAGAAGCGCCCAGATTATCTCGGCGCCCTGACCGACAAGCAACGTAAGTGGGTAGACGCCTACCTTACTAATGGACAGGACAAGATTGGCGCCGCGCGTGCGGCTTCCCCGCGCTGTTCGACCGACGAGGTGGCCGCGGCCATCTCCTACCGCAATCTCCAGCACCCAATCATCTCACGCATTGTTAATGAGTTTTTTGGTACCGCCAATGAGATCGGTGGCAAGGACCAATGCCTGGGTATTTTGTGGAAGCGCATCCAGTCTCAGAACATAGAAGACAAATACTTGCTGGCCTTCTTGGAATTGTTTGGCCGGTGGAGTGGGTACGAGATAAAGGCAGCCAATCCTACCACACCGCCTAACACGGAATCTTCCGTAATGGACCTGGTAAAGGAGATGGAAAATGTCGTTAGTTAAAGCCCTTGGCGGCAAGTTGAATCTCAACCCACCCAGCAAAGGCCACACCCCGAAGGGGGCGCACGGTCGGGCTGCTGTCCGCGCACTGGGCCGGACGAAGACAACCGGCAACTTCAAAAAGATTGAGGTCTCAAAAGGGAAGGGAGCTGCAATTGCGGCCTACCAGAACGCGCTCAAAGCCCATAAAGGGTAAGGGTTGGTTTATCCAGGATTGGGGTACCTACTCTAATCAAACACTGGTTGTAGTCGGATTAAAGGACCCGGAAGTCATTAGACTTTTACGTCGATTAAACCGACATTCCGCGCGGGCTTTTGTAAGACAAAATCCGGACTATGATTCTGCCGGGTTTGTGTTTCATCACAATGGTAGAAGCCTGCTATGGCTTCCCCGGTGGAAGAATACCGGAGAGGACATCCTAACTCTCATTCACGAGACCAATCATCTTATCCATTACGTCTTAAACAAGGATAAGGGAATGGGTAATGAGACTGAAGCCCAAGCCTACCAGCAAGAATACCTTTTCAAGAATATTCGTGGCCGATTAAACCAACGCACATGAACGAACAAGAGCAGGCAAGGGAGCTAGTCGCCCGCTCGGCAAGCCGGGAAATAGCTTTCATCTCAAGATGACCGACCAGCAGGCACAGGCCCGAGAGTTAGTCGCCCAACGCGAACGAGCCAGAACCGACAAGATGTTTCTGGCGGGCGTCCTTGGGTATGACTTCCAACCCGACGTACATGCCGACCTCTTTGAACAGTACATTAAGTTTGACCGCACGAAGACCTTCATGTTCGATCAGTCTCCGTGCCGGGACCGTCTGACTCTGTGGCCCCGCGGCCACTACAAGTCCTCCTCTATCATCGTTGAAATTGTTCAGATGATCCTGAACTTCCCGGACGTAAGGGTGATGATAATGCAGGGCACCAAGGCCAAGTCCAAGGCATTGGTGAAGGAAGTCCGGTCGCACTTCGATCATTCCAATCCCCGCAGTAAGCTAGACTCCCTATTCCCGGAGTTCTGTTCGGAGAAGATCGGTACCGTCGAGGGCTTCACCGTACCGGCCAGGGAACGCAAACACTTGAAGGAGCCCACCGTCATGGTGGCCTCCCCGAAAGCCTCTAAGGCAGGCTGGCACTTTGATGCCGGCTTCTTTGATGACCTTGTCGATGAGCAAAACTACAAAAATCCCGACCTCGTCAAACAAACTATCGACGACTTTGTTCACTACATCCCCCTTATCGACCCCGGAGGTTACCGTTACGTTACCGGTACGAGATATACCTACGGTGATCTGTATGAGTGGATTATCCGAAACAACGACGGTCGGTGGCAGATTAGCCTTCGTAAGGCGTGGACCCCTAAGCCTGACGGCACCAAAACTCTTCTATTCCCACAACGTCAAATAACTGACGGTCGGCACCTGGGCTTCACCGTCGAAATGCTGGAAGCCATCCAGCGCGACAATCCCGAGACGTTTAGTGCTCAGTATCTCAACGAGCCTATTTCTTCTGGCCGACAGCTTTTTCCGGAATCTTTCATTCTTGGGGCGGTACGCCCCCGAGAGGCCAACGCTCAGATAGGGCCAGCCATTCTGTTTGTCGATCTGGCAAGTTCGCTTCAGGCCGATGGTGATAAGAGCGTCGTCCTTTGCGGCAGGCAGATCAACAATTGTCCAACTGTATGTGACCTACGCAGCGGGCACTGGTCCACTCTCCAGATTGCAAACAACGTTCTGGAGCAGGCACTCCTCCACCGCCCCATAAAAGTTTTGATTGAAGGTTCTCCGGGTAGCACATACTTTATTGACTACCTTCGGATGATTGCTAAGGATAAGGGCATCCAGCTACTTATAGAACCGATCAAAGTTTCAAACAGTAAGGGTGCGAAGCATCTTCGAATTGCCGCGATAGAGGGCGCAATCAAGACCCGGCGGTTGGCCTTCCTGCCTAACCTGCCTAACTGGCCCGCGTTGGTTGAGCAGTTCACCCAGTTTCCCAAAAGTCGCCATGATGATGAAATTGACACCATCTCGCTCATGGTTCAGTTCTATAGCGGCCAGATTTCTAACTACGAAGTACCCGCAGTAAACCTTCCTTTCTTTCTGCAACGGCCCGGCATTGACTACGGTCTTGAACAGCAGATTGTTGTCCGGGCAGATGACCAAGATTCGTTGATTCCGTGTCCTGAAGCGATATTTTAATGGGCTTTGACCAATTAGAGACCGCGCAACAACCCGTCCCTCTGGTGGAGATCACTTCTGACAAGGTCGCCTGGCGTGGTGACGACTTTGATGATGAGACGGCCCTCGGGCTGGTCTTAGCCGACATCGGCCCCGCCGAGCAGTACGTACAGTCCAAGAACCTTACCGTCGAGTGGGAGAGGGCCGATAACAACTTTAGAGCCTTCGGCATCCCTAAGAACTGGAGCGGGACAGAGTCCCAACGTTCCGGTCTGGCTATGCCAGTGGTTATGGAGGCAGTCAACAAGCTCGTAGCGCTTTTGTATTTGGCTTTCTTTTCGGACGAGCAGCCTTTCCTCTTAGAGGCCATCGGCAACGTGCCGGGGCCTGTCCTTCGTGCCAAGGAAAAGCTCCTTTTGTGGGCAACTCAACTCAGCGGATTCAAAGACAGCATTCGTGAGTGTCTTCTGAGTGCCGTCCTTTATGGCTTCTGTGTTGGGCGGTGGGGATGGAAGACCTCAACGATTCACAAAAAGAAGTATGAGCTGGCCACGAACGGCACTAACAAGGTCAAGCGGCTTGTAAAAGACTACGAGATAAGCCATCCGACCTTCGAAAACATCGAACTTCGCAAGCACCGTCTGGACGCCACCCTCCGCGTCCCGGATGTTCGCAAGGGACGGTTCAATTTCGTCCAGGTGTTTGTGGACGCTAACTGGCTGGACGACCACCGCACAGACCCGACCTACAAAAACATTCCAACGCGCGAAGAATTGGCGACGATCCTGTCCGCCAAGACCGAGGTGACTGAGGATTCCCTGGCCGGCAGCAAGAATATGAGCTGGCGCGACAATCAAGCAGCTCCGGAAACCGAGCAAAAGTCGATTGACCCACTCAAACAGCCTCTTGAAATTCTGGAATACATTACCGACGACCGTGTAATCACCGTCTTACAGCGGAAAATCGTGATTCGTAACGAGACAACCGACTTTGGACGGTCTACTTGTGTGTCTGCGGCATTCGTGGACGTTCCCGGCAGCGCGTATGGCTTTGGCGTATCGAAATTATTGGCTGGGGAGCAATACCTACAGACTAGTGTGCTTAATTCCTGGATGGATGTGGTGGCCTTGATTCTAAATCCAGGCTTTACCGCCGCCCAAGGCTTGCAGACCACAGCCCAGAATATAAAACTTACCCCTGGTCGCATTCTTACCGGAGTGGACCTCAAACCAATTCCAATCCCGAACGTTGGGGCAGAGGCGTTGGAGGTTTTACAGACTTCAGAGAACCGCGCAGCCAAGCGAGTCGGCACGAATGGCGCCGATAATATGCCCACCCAAGCCCTCCGTACCGCCGAGGGCGTCAATGCTTTCAACCAAGGGGCGGTTGAGGGAATACAATTTTTTATTGAGAGGTTTGCTGAGAACGTTTTCATCCCTGTTCTTGAGGCATTTCTTGATGTCATGTATGAAAAGCTTGAGCCAGACGATATTAAGAACATTCTATCGGAGGTGGATGGTAAGGCCTACGAGGATAACGTCCTTGACATCTACAATTCCCGCTGCCGAATCCTTACCCTAACCAGCACGAAGCTGACTCAACGTCGCAGCGCCTCCCAGCTCGTACCGTTGTTTCTACAGCTTGCCGGCGCTGGTCCGGTACAAGAAGCGCTTACCGCTCAGGGATTGAAGTTCAATTTTGCCGAGCTGTTAGAACAGGCCATTGACCTTGGAGGCTTGGATTGGGATTCGCTAGTAATTCCCGCCACGCCCCAGGACATTCAGCGCGCTCTTCAGATTGCTTCCCCGCAAGTTCAGCAAGCCCAGATTCAGGCCCAGCAGCAACAACAGAAGCACCAGGACGACTTGGAGAACATCCAAGAGACCGCCTTGGGACGGGCCGGCGTCAATATCATCAGCCATGCCATTAAGTCCGGCGTGGCTGAGAACCCCGGAGCACCTATATAACTCCCCAAGAGAAAGACCAATTGCGCGGTCTCATCGCGCATCCAGGCTGGCCCATTTTGGTTCAGCGGGCACAGACTCGCATAGAAGCGGTTAAGTTGGCGGCCCTCTCTAACACCGACGAGGCGGCCTATTTAACACTTTTTCGAAAGTGCCATGCAACATGGGGAGCACTCCAGGAATTTTTGCAAGACCTAAACACTGAATTGGCCGACGAACCAAAGGAGCAGCCGAATGAGTTCTAACCCCTACGAGATGTCAATGGACGATCTTCGCAACGCCATCAACACCCAAGCGCCCGAGACTGACCAGCCCCGTGATGAGAACGGGCGGTTTGTGGCGGTAGCCGCAACCCCCGAACCTGCTGCGGTAGTCGATCCACTACCCAACAACGACCCCGAGACTTTTCTTCACCGAGAGGAAATCGACAACGGTGAGGGTGGTAAGGAAGTGTTCGAGGGGGTTGGCAACACGCCCGAGGAAGCCCTTCAGGACTGCCTTGCTAAGATCGTAGAGGCCAAAGGCCACGCGACCCGTAAGATTCGGGAATTGACGGCCAAGACCGCGCCGCCTACGACGGTCAATCCGCTGGATGAGGGCGCTTTAGCCCAGGAGTTACTGACTTCTCCGTCCGTTGCTTTTGCAAAACTATTCCAGCAGCAATTCGGGGAGACGCCTGAGGAGACCAAGGCCCGGCTGTCCCGTCTGGACACCTTTGAGCGCGGACAAAGCGAGATTGCCGCGGCCAATCAGTTCATGCAGGCAAATCCCGACTATTACGTTTGCATACAGAACGCCAACCGTATTGAAAAATGGCTCAAGCTGAACGGTAAGGACGCGACCGCCGAGGGCATCCAACAAGCCTACGACGACCTTAAGCAGGATGGTTTGCTGGTTTCGAAACCTAAACCGACCGATGCTACCCCAGCAGCCCGGCCTCGTTCTTCAGGCATTTCCACTCGTACATCCTTACCAGCACCGACCCCCGCCGCCGCCGATCCTTATTCGATCCCGTTGGATAAGTTGCGGGAGCTGGCTGGTGGATACGTATATAAATCTTAACCGATCCGGATTGGGTCGGACTTTTGTGGTACACCAATGACTTTTTAAGCACCTCGGATTGGGGGAGAGAAAAAGAAGTTGGCTTTTGCGGACGACCTTGGTGTTCGCTGATACGCAAGTAAATCATTTCAGTATCAGAGAGAACTTCCATGGCTTTTCCCCCTACCTCCGCAAGCGTTGGTACTTCCGTAGCTAATTACCCCTCAGTCTTTTATGACCGCACGGGCGTTGCGGAACTACACGCTAACCTCCACCTGTATCAGGGCCTCGAAACCAAACCCATGCCTCAGAAAGCCGGCGTGGCGATGCAGATTTACGGCTTTAATAAACTGGCGGCCAACACGACTGCCGCGACCGACGGTACTCCGCAGACCGCCGGTGTGGCCCTGACCGCTTCAACCGGAACGATCACGCTGTCTCAATACATCGACTACGTGACATATTCCGACAAGCTCATCCTGACCGGTATCAGCCCAATTGTTGAAGAGGGCTCACGCCTGTTGGGGTATCGCGGTGCCTTGACTGTTGACACCGTCATCAGCGCGGCATTGGACACCCAGGCCGGCACCGATACGGCGGTCAAGATCGACGTGGCCCATAGTTCCTTCATGACCACGGCGATTGCCCGTAAGGCCGTCGCTCAGTTGCGTTCACTGGATGTGAAGCCCAAAGCAAATGGAAAGTTCTACGGCGTCATTTCGTCCCTGTTGTCGTATGACTTCCGGAACGATTCCAACGCTGGGGGATTCCAGGACTTCATGCGTTATGCGAATCCTCAGAACCTCCTCACGGGCACTAATCCCGCAAGTGACTTGGTCGGGATCGTGGAAGGTGCGGAATGGTACGAGAGCAATTCGCTGCCGACTGTGACGAGCTTTGCGTCCACCGGCGTGACTGGATACCGTGCCTATCTGTTCGGTAAAGATGCCTGGTTTGGCGCCTCGTTGTCTAAGTCTATCTCCGAGATGGGAAATAACTTCTCGGTGCAGACAAAGACTTTCGACGGCACGAACTCGCTTGATCCTGCCGGCCAGATTCGTGCCGCGTCCGTTTACAATTTCTACTTTGGTGTGGCCCATCGTCCTCAGGCGGGCTCAACCGGAGATGGATACCGCCGAATCACCTCTGAATCCTCAATCGGATAAAGAGTACGTAAAGGCTTTAGGGCTGTGCCTCATTAAACAGCCCTACCTTTTCAAATGTCCAACATAATCATTGATCCCACCGTCCTGGGAGACCGCCTTCCGCGCGACAAAGACAGCCTCGCGCAGATGAAAGAGAAGATTCAGCACCACCGGGACAAAGAGCACCGATCTGCCGAGCAGCCCATCCTGACCAATCAGGAGGCATCCGCCGTCAATTATATCCAGCCAATGGACTTCATCCGGCGGCTGAAGAAACTTAATGACGGTCTGCTCTTTGGTCATGGGGGTATCCCCGGACACGTAAGCGTGTGGGTCGTAGCGCTCGACGATGAAGTAGGCAGCCCTACTTATGGACGACTCACCGAAGTGCCCATTGCTTGCGGCTTTCCTATCATGAAGCCCCTGCCGGAATTTAGCTGGGTGGGAACCGACGATTGGGGAATTGCCACCAAGGAAGAAGAGCGCGGCTGGCGAACCGTCCTTATGCGCCTAATTAAAGGCGGCTTCCTGAAATATAGTGCCGTCAAAGCCGAGTTTGGAGAGCCTCACGGTTCCCGCGGAGTTCTGTGGCACAAGCAATTACAGCCTTTCAAAATCTAATCCAGCATTTGCGGGAGAACATGAGCGACTCAATTATTAAAGACTTCAAAGAGCCCGACCTTAAAGGCCGGAATAACCTCAACCTCGAGGAGAACTCCACCCGCCTCAAAAAGGGCAATCAGTATAGGGACCTGTCTACTGTTTGGGTGACACCGACGAAAGGGCATTACTTGGACGACCAGGTCGTCTTTCAGTCCTGGGATTCAATCGTGAAGCCCATGAACCAGCAGTTTCTTAAAATTTGCATCGCCAATGCCGAAGTCGGAGATGCCTACAATGCAGCCATTGAGCTGATTCTCTGCCGCGACGACTACCCAACCCCCTGGAAATACATGCTTACGGTGGAGACGGACAACCTTCCACCCAAAGACGGGCTGATGAAGCTCTACGAGAGCATCGACGACTACGATATCATTGGCGGTCTTTACTGGATGAAGGGGGAATATAAAACCGCCCATATTTATGGTGATCCATCTAAGCCCGGCACGTTTTTCCCGCAGGTCCCGGAGCCTGGAAAAGTGCAGCCTTGCAACATGGTAGCCATGGGTTTCACGCTTTGGAACCTCGACGTGTTCCGGAAGATTCCAAAGCCGTGGTTTAAAACTTCTGACGCCGGAGACTCAACCGAGTTCACCCAAGACGGCTACTTCTTCAAGAAAGCCCACGACCTGGGCATCCCGCTTAGGGTTGCTTGCGACAATCGCGTTGAGGTTGGCCACATTGATTTCAAAACCCGAATTATCTACTAAGGAGACTTATGTCAAACCCGAGTGCCGTTACATTAACACCCGAACAGCTTCAAGACATCATCAGCTCGGCGGTCTCAACCGCCGTGCGTGAAGGTCGCAAACCAGCAGACCCGACCCCGGACGAGGTTGCCGCAGCCGCTCAGGCCAAGCAAATGCGTAAAGACCGAGCAGAGCTTGAGAAGAACAAGAAGGAAAATCAGAAGCTCAACCAGTCCTTATGCGACCACTCCCGCGAGGACGGCACCAGCGCTTGCGTGGCTGTCTACAACAACCGCGGCAATGTGGACTTTCTTATCTGCCAGACAAACCAATGTATTATCCGCCCCGGCCAGCGCCCAACCGGCGAACTCGGTAAAGATACCGAAATGCACATTTACGACACCCAGATTTTCAATCGGGAGTATCGCAGGTCTCAAAAACGGCCCTCCATGGCTAGCTAAGGAACCACCATGTCAGTATCAATTGCAAACCAGCAAGAAAACCACCGCGGGCTCTACGCCGAGGTGACCGGGGACGGTTCTACAACCGCCTTGGTGTTTACCCACCACAAGGGCGTGCACGCCAACCAGACGGCCACCGCAACCGTTGTTACTGCCCCTGGTGCGAACCGCGA